GGTCATAAAAAGCGCCCCCCTCGCCTCCCTACAACTTTTTTTAAGCAAGTTAATGTAAATCAGCCATACAAAGGAGTTCCAAGAATGAAGATTGAGCAGATACCGATAGAAAGCCTGACCTCCGACCCATCGAACGCCAGGAAGCACAACCAGAAAAACCTCGAAGCCATCAAAGGCAGTCTAAAGAAATTCGGCCAACAAAAACCCATCGTCATCAGCCACGAAAATATAGTCATCGCCGGAAATGGGACGCTTGCCGCCGCCATATCACTTGGCTGGAAAAGCATTGACGCCGTCAAGACTGACCTCAAAGGTTCAGACCTCACCGCATTCGGGATTGCCGATAACAGAACCTCGGAGCTTGCCGAATGGGACGATGCAGAACTTGCCAAAATGCTTGACGCTTTGAAGGCTGAAGACTTTGACATTTCAATAGTTGGTTTTTGTGGGGAAGATTTGGCAGCTTTAAAATTTAACCCAGACTTTAAACCATCCAGTGCCGACCAACAGGGGAAGCTAGACCAAAAAGAAAAGCATGTATGTCCGAAATGCAGCTATGAATTTTGAAATAAAATTAAAAATAGATTGGTGCTCTTTTGAGGCTTCAAAGTATGCCTGTGAAAATTGGCATTATAGCAAGTGTTTGCCAGTGGGAAAAACTGTCAAGGTGGGAGCATGGGAGGATGACAAATACATCGGCTGTGTTCTATTCAGCAGAGGGGCAAATGCAAATATTGGAAAGCCCTATGGCCTTGAGCAAACAGAGTGTGTTGAATTAACCAGGATCGCTCTCACAAGCCATGTTTCACCAGTGTCACAAATCATGGCCGTTGCCATCAAGTTTTTGATGAAAGAAAACCCGGGATTGCACTTGATAGTCTCTTATGCAGACCCAGAAGAGGGCCATCATGGAGGCATTTATCAGGCAACAAATTGGATTTATGTAGGGCTATCAGGGAGCAGCGAAAAGGTTTTTTATAATGGCAGATGGGTTCACAAAAGAACCGTGGACTCTGTCTATGGCCATCACAAAGGCTTTCCAATAAAAAAAACATCAGGGAAGCACACATACTTGTTCCCTCTCAACAAAAAAATAAAAAAACAAATATTGCCGCTTTCAGCTCCATACCCAAAAAAACTAACCCCGGAGGCCAAATGAAACCATTAACCGATCTTGAAAAGGCACAAGTAGCCAGTATCTACAAAAAAGTCAAGGCAGGCAAATCCCTAACATCCCGCGAGTCAGCTCTTGCAGAGCGCTACGAAGCCAGCAAAAACCAAGAATCAAACCCTCTCGAAATGGACAATACCGGCATGGCTGGCTTCTTTGAAGTCACAGCGAAGACGATTTGCGCCTGGGCGAAAATGGGAATGCCGAAAGAGTCATACGGCTCTTACAACCTGAAGAAGTGCTTTGATTGGTGGTGTGAGAATATTGAGCGCACCAAGGAAGACAACGACCCCAAGATAACAGAACTCAGAGCCGAAAATTTACGCATCAAGAATGACCGGGAGCGGATGAAGCGCGACACAGAAAGAGAAATGCTTTTCCCGAAGGCGGAGATTGCCAACGAATGGGTCAAGCGTGTGGTCGAGATCCGGCAAGGGCTACTCACTCTCCCGGTGAAATTGCCTCCGCTCCTCGAAGGAAAGCCCGCCGATGAGATGAGGCCGGTCATTAAGACAGTCATCTATCGGCTCCTTGAGGCATATTCGCGTGGGAGCAAATTCACGCCCGCCAAGAAAACAAAGGCAAAAAAGAAATGAGCTATTGGCCAGAAGAACTTAATACATTCAAGCCTCCTTCCGGCATTTCTACCGAGGCATGGGGTTGCGCCAATCGGGAACTATCCGCACTCACCAGCGCTCAGGCTGGGCCTTGGTCGATGGACATGATACCATTCTTCCGCCCGGTCTTAGAGGCTCTTGATAATGACGACATCGAAATTGTCTGCATCCAAAAAGCAACGCAGATAGCTGGGACTGAAACGGTTTTAACATGGCTTGGGAAGATCGCCGCTGAAGACCCTGGGCCAGCAATGATCTGCTTTGCCGACGAAGACACCGCCCGCGAATTTTGCAAACGCAGGCTTCAACCGATGTTCCGAAGCTCTCCGGTTTTATGCAAGCTCATCATTGAAGCGGAATTTAACCAGGACTCCATCACGCTCTCGAACGGCTTTTCTCTGGTCATGGCATGGGCTTCGTCCATTGCAAAGACCGCATCCCGCCCGATCCGCTATCTGATCCTCGATGAAATTTGCAAACCAGGCTACGAGAAAGTGCAAGCTGAAGGATCAGTTATCAGCCGTATTTTTCAGCGAACAGAGACATTCCCCAACCGGAAAATTGTCATGCTTTCCTCGGTCACAGAGGAAGGTGACAACATGGATTTGCAGATGAAGCTCTGTGATGAGATCCGCGATTGGTGCGTGACCTGCCCTACGTGCGGAACCATTCAGCCGATCAGATTTTCAAAAACGGAGGTTGAGATCAATGGCGAAAAATCAGAATCAGGGTATTTCAAATTCCCGGAACTTCCAAATGTCCGAGAGGCTGCGTCACTCGCTCGCTACAAATGCACCGGGTGTGAATCTGAATGGACTACATCGGAAAAGAACGCGGCGGTTGCTTCTGGCCATGCGGTTCCAAGGCAGAAAGCGGAGGGGAAAATTAAACGCATTGGCTTCCACGTCCCGCGAACCATATCTTTCTTTCCCGGAGGACGAATCGAAGCTCTTGTGGAGTCCTTTTTGCTCGCCAAATCTAACCCTTTAGAGCTTCAGTCCTTCCTGAATAATGCTTTAGCCGAGCATTGGAAGCATGTTATCAGGTCATCGGAGAAGATTCCCATACACGATAGGCGCTGCGAATTGCCTCAAAAGATGGCTCCTGAAGGCGCTTTGTGCCTGACAGCCGCTTTTGATATGCAAAAATTCGGCTTCTGGTTCAGCGTTTGGGCGCATAAATACGTCGATGTTTCGCTCCACTCCTACATGATCCATGACGGTTTCGTGGAAACATTCGGGCAAGTGGCTGATATCGTCTTCGATGGAATCTATGATGTGCAGGGAGGCGGCAAGAAAAAGATATGGAGGGCCGCTCTTGATACCGGAGGCGGCAAAGGAACAGAGGAGGATGGATGGAGCAGAACCGCCGAAGCCTATGATTTCATTCGCCGATGCGGGCGCGAAGTTATTTTCGGCACCAAAGGCGACAGCAAGGCGCGTGATTCCGTGGTTTGGCACACGATCATTGACCGGATGCCTGGGAAGAACGGCAAGAGCCTGGGAACCGGAATACCGCTATACCATCTTGATACTGGCAAGCTGAAAGACCTTCTCTTCCACCGGATCGGCCAGAAATCAGAAGACCCGCTCCCGGTTTTCTTTCACTCCGAAACCTCAGAGGCTTATTTCAAGCAGGTCTTGTCTGAGGAAAAGGTCAGGAACCGCACGACCGGGAAGCTGGAATGGGCACAGATAGCGCAACGCGACAACCATCAACTCGATACCGCCGTGATGAATCAAGCGCTCTTAGATGATGGCTTCCGGGGCGGGATCAGGCTCTTGCAAAAGGCGATGCTTCGCCAGCAAAAACAACCATCGAAGCCTGCACCAACCCAGAAAACAAGCGTTGACGCTGATGAGTGGAACCCATTCACAATCGAAAGATAAGAAAGGAATCGAGATGCAAAACCCTTTTATAATTCTCAATGACGACCAAGGCGCAATGACCAATTGGGAAGAATTCAAGCATAAAAAGATAATGACGCCGCTTGGCCCCGCGCTTCTTTTGATGACCGCTCAAGAGATGGCTTCAAGCCCGCCCGAGAGGGAAGCTAAGTGGCGTTTGCCGCCTGGCGTTTGCCTGAATTTTGGCCAATGTCTAGGGGATTACGAAATGGTTTCATTTTTCAGAAATGTGAATACGGGCGCATGACATGAATAATCCATGGCTTTGGTACGACTCAAGGCTCAAGCATGACGCGCACGATGAGGCTGATTGTTGGCGTTTGTGGCTGAAAGAAGGCCGATTTATGAGCTTGTTTTACTCAAGACGAAAGGAATTAAAATTCAGATGAGAAAGAAAAGAATCATGTGCCGCAAATGGTCACCGAGACTCCCAAAAAGAGCACTTTATTCTATGGCATGGGAGCTTTTGAATCATGCCAAGACGCTGAAAGATTGCACGTTTATTCAGGTTGATGGGTTCGACATTATGAAAGACGGGGTGAAAATAGCTCTATGACCCTTCAAAAAGTAAAAATGCTTCTTGCCATCGCCCGCGACAAATCCGCCGTCTACATCCGAGGCGAAGGCGCAACCTGCCCGGTATGCCTATTCCTGCGTCAACCATGCAGGCGCGTTCCCTGCTATAAATCAGATGGCATGGTCAGGTATCACGCCTGCCCCGAGTGCGGGACGAATTTCAAATCCATCGAGGAAAGACTTGACCCGCTGCCGCTATCGCCGATTGGTACTTTACCAAAAGCCAACGACAAAACCAAGAAAAAACCTCATATTAAAAATAGAAGAAGCTAGCTACTTCTTTTAGCAAAGAAATCCCAGGGCCGTTACGGGCGTAACACCGTAGCGGCCCTTTTTCTTTGCGAAAAATAGGGGGTTTTAAGTGGCATACAGCCAGACTACAACGCAATTACAAGCCTATCTAGCCGAACTTTACGCGGCAAGATCTGCGCTTTTGCTCTCAAAATCATACTCAATCGGCGGGAAAAACCTCACCCGCGTCGATGAAAAGTGGCTCTCCGATGAGATCGCCAAGACGGAAAGCCGCGTCAATGGCCGAACTTACGGGCGAACCCTTAACCCTGTTTTTGATGGTACGAGATGATCAAAACCATTAAAAAACTTTTAACCTCGATCAAGTCCAAACGGAAAAAGGATGTTGCGCTCAAGCCCTCTCGCGCCGCACTGACCAATGAACTAAAAGAAATTAAACGTGCGTATCTTGCCGCCAAAACGAAAGGCCCAAATAAAAATTGGGTCACGTCCAGCGGCACAGCCGATGCAGAAATTCGAGCCGGTTCGAAAAAGGTCAGAGACCGAATCAGGGATCTGGGGCGCAACTCTCCATATATTTCAGGTGCAATCCGCCGCTATTCAGCCAACATAGTCGGTGAAGGCAACTACCCACAAAGCAAAGTCAGAAACTCCGACGGCATGGGCTTAAACACCATCTACACCCGCGCCATTGAAGACCGTTTCATGCTTTGGGCGCAGGATTGCGGCGTCAATGGCGATTCTCTTTCTGACCTTCAAGCAACCTGGATGAGCAATTTCCTGCAAGACGGGGAAGCGTTCATCGTCAAATCAATCGTCGATAAGCAGCTTCGGTTGCAGGTTATCGAGCCAGAACAGCTCAACGAAATGGTTGACGGGCCGCTTCCCGGTGATGTTTTGGCTATCAAAGGCGTTGAAGTTGACCGCTTCGGCAGGCCAATAGCCTATCACATCTACTCAGCAAACCCCGGCGAATGGTTTCTTTCAACGCAAAAATCCACCCGAGTACCAGCCTCCGACGTTTGCCATCTTTTCAAACGGGATCGAGCTTCTCAACACCGGGGGATTTCCCGGTTTGCCTCCGTCGTAATGCAAATGTTTGATATCGGCGAATACAGCGATGCGACCATGATCTTAGCCAAGCTAGCCACCGCATACGGCGTGTTTATCGAGACCCCAAATGCTGAAGGCTGGATGCAGGGCGGCAACACCGACGTTGACAGCGAATCGACCAACTCGAACCAGCGGGAAATCAGTCTCCGCTCAGGCGCAATCAACATTTTGCAGCCCGGCGAAAAGCCCCATTTTTCCAAACCGGAACAACCCGGACCCGTTTACGAATCCTTCATCAGGGCCAACCTAAGAGCCGCTTCCGTTGGCTCAGGGATGAGCTATTCGGCCTTCTCTGGCGACTATTCGCAAGGAAATTTCTCAAGCGAACGCCAAGCGATGTTGCTTGAAAAGGCGCTCTTTCGCATGGATTGCGGCTTGAACGACCGGAAAGCCAACGTTCCCATCTTTAACGATTGGCTCGACCTCGAAGTGTTAAGCGGGCGCATATCGCTTCCCGGCTATTGGAGCAAGAGAGCTGAGTATTCCCGCGTCAAATTCTCCCGGCCTCGCCAGGAATACATCAACCCTCTTCAGGAAATTTCCTCTTTTGAAAAAGAAGTGGCCCTCGGGACACGCTCCCGCACAGAGATCATCGAGGATCGAGGAGCCGACACAGACGACGTTTTCAATTCGCTCTCTGAGGAAAAAAAGCAGATGACCAAGCTTGAAATTTTACCAGCGGAGCCAGTAAAGCCCGCTCCAGGAGCATTTTAAATGAAGAAAGAAGCGCAAAAAATCATCAATATCGACTCTCGCCGCTCGCTCAAGATCAAAACTTTCGACCCCGAAAAGCGAACCGTTGAAGCCGTGATGGCCACGGAAACACCCGTTTTAACTCCTGATTGGAGCCTGGGCGAAATGGTTGATGAGATCCTGATGATGAGCGGAGCGGAGATTCCCGAACAAGTGTCGCTTCTCGACTCCCATGATGACTCAACTGTTATGAAGCAGCTTGGTTCAACGCGCAATATTCGCATTGAAGGCGACATGATGGTCGGGGTTCGCAATTTCGACGACTCAAAAGAATCAGACAAGACCCTTGGCCTCATTCGTGGTGGGCACCTCACTGATGGATCAATCAGATATCAATATTCAAATCCGCTCTACGTCGAGCCTCGCAAATCGGTTGTCATCGGCAACAGAGAATACAAAGCCGGTGAAAATTACCTTCGGATCGCCACCAAATGGCGGCTTATTGAAGATTCCGTTTGCCCCATTGGTGCGGATGTCAACGCAAAAATGCGCTCTGATTTTGAAGCAAAAATAGCCGCTCAAAAAATGCAGAAATTAAACCCGGACTTGTCCGGGAAATCCTTACAAGGAGGTTCCAAAATGGAGCCTAATACCACCATCATTCCCGATGGCCAGGACAAGAAGCCGGAAACTGTGGATCTTGACCAGGTCAGAAAACAGGCCGCTGAAGAAGCGACCAGAAAAGCGAATGAGCATTTCACCGCTGTTCGCGCCATCTGCACCAAGTTTGGGATGGAAAACAAAATTGACGAACTTGTCAAACTCCCGATTGAACAGGTCAACGAGCGCGTTCTGAAGGAACTCGAAGAAACCCGAAAACCCGTTTCTGTTGGCGGGGCTTCTCTCCAAGTTCTTGCCGACGAAAAAGACAAATTCCGCAACGCCGCTGTTGACGCCATTCTCTCTCGCCACGTTCAAGCCTTCCGCAAAACCGTTCTCGCTCCCGGAGCCGATCAGATGCGCGGGATCACCTTCACCAGCTTGGCCGCCGAATGTTTGCGCCGCGCCGGGAAGAACCCCTCCTTCATGTCTCGCGAAGAGATCATCAAAGAAGCCCGTTTCCTGAGCACAAGCGATTTCACGCACATCCTCGCCAATGTTTCCAGCAATTCTCTGATGGCCGGTTTTCAACTCGCCCCGACCACATGGCGTGCCTGGTGCCGCAAGGGTTCCAACCCTGATTTCAAAGCCTCTCAACGCTCTAGCCTCTCTGATGCTCCCGATTTCGAGGTCGTGAACGAAGGCGGCGAAGTGACTTACGGCAAGATGTCCGACACAGCCGAAACGCTGACCCTCGCTACCTATGCCCGCAAACTGCGGATCACTCGCCAAGCTCTCATCAACGATCAGATGGGCGCGTTCAATACCATCTTTGCCGCGTTTGGAATGCGTTGGGCTGCGAAAATCAACGGATTGCCCTATGCCGTTCTCTCGGCTAATGCCAACCTGCACGACGGCGGCGCTCTCTTCAATTCGACCGCTGTCACGACCTCCGGTGGCCACGCCAATCTTGCGACCACGACCGGAAGCCCTGCCGCCGCGACTCTTAGCGCCGGTCGTTTGGCTATGCGTTCTCAGGTTGCCCCGGAAGGCTCCAAGCTCAATTTGATGCCCGAATTTTTGATCTGTGGCCCTGCGATGGAAGAAAACGTACTCATCATTCTGACCAGTGATTCTTTGCCTATCGCCGAGATGTCTTCCGGCGTGCGCAACGTCTACAAAAATTCCTGCACTCCGGTCATCGACGCGAACATCACCGGCAACGAATGGTACTTGGCCGCAAATCCGAACCTCATCGACACCATTGAAGTTGCGTTCCTTGATGGCAACGAAGCCCCGTCAATCACCGAAGCCGTCACCGATGACATTCTCGGCGTTGTCTACACCGCTTATGGCGACGCAGTAGCCAAGGCTCTCGGCTTCCGTGGCTTGTACAAAAACGCCGGATCATAAGGAGAGATGAACATGAGAATTCTTGTTTTCGTTCTTGTCCTGGTTTCCCTTGCGTTTGCGTTTACTGGGTGGGCCGTTGACACTGGCGACGCTCTAGGCAGACCCCAAACTGTCAAGATCGACGCCACAACCAACACCGTAAAAAGCGAAGCCATGACCTCTGGGCGACTTGATGTGACGGTCGCCTCCACAACTGCCGTAGCAATTTCTGCGCTGACGGGCCGCGATTATGTCGAGATTCGTTCCAGCCAAACAGCCGGAGAAGAAATCTGGGTTGGTATCGCCACCGCTCCTACGGTTGGAGCCGGTCTTTGCGTTACCGCTGCCAGCCCGCTCAAACTCAACGTCGGAACGGGCGTTGTCATCAAAACCATTGCCTCTGGAGCATTCGGCATGGCCGTGTTCCAGGGCGCATACTAAGGAGCCAAAAATGAATAACTTCATCCGCGATGGAAAAACTTTCCTCTATACCAATTCCGGCGGAAGCACGCTGGTTGCCGGAACGCCGGTTATCTTTGACGGAGTTTCTCGGGTCGGCGTTGTGATTGCCGATATCGCTGCTGGCGCCACCGGCGAAGTGATGACCGAGGGCGTTTTCGAGCTTACCAAGAAAACCGCCTCTGACAACTTCACTCTTGGCCTTTCAAACTTCAAGGTTGATACCAACAACCTTTTGGTTCTTAACGCTGGCACCGGCGTTCCCGATACTGCCGTCACCAATGCCTTTGTGTATGAAGCGTCTGCTTCTGCTGCGACTGTTAAAGTCAAGCTCCTCGGATAACATCCCTCCTCTTGAGCGCCCTCAAGTCACCGGGGGCGCTCGCCTCTAAAGGAACCAAATGCCTACCTTCAAAGGCCAACTCATCACCGATCAGGCCGTGTTTTTCAATACGGCTGAGATGGCCGACGCTGGCGTTTATTCGCCTGTCGACGGATCTGCCGATGTTGATGTGGTTGGGGTTTTGAATTTGGCCGAAAATCTCACTCCCTGGGAAGCGGGCGGGCAGCAAGCCGTAGCAACATTCGAGTTCAAAAAAGGCGCGACCGGGGAACCGAAACGATACGACAAAATCACCATCAACTCGGTTGAGTGGTCGGTGAATGCCATCGTTGCCGAAGATATTATTTCCTACACCGTGAGCCTGTCGCGGGATTTGAGGCTTGCATGATGAATAATACGCCGGTAAACAACGGGCAATTTCTTTCTGCAACCGTCGATTTTGACGAGCTTGCAATTTTAGCGGGGAAGCTCGGGTCGGCTCCCATTGAAATAGCAAGAGCGCTAAAAAGCGCGTTGTCGTCAGCCGGGTATCATTTCAAAACTCAGCTCACCAACGCCGTCAAAGGCAACACTCTCAGATGGCCTGAGCTCAAGCGATACCCTGGTGCGGGCGTGAATGCGGGCGCACCCATGACTGCTCACATGAGCGTGAATTGGGCCGCCAAGGGCCGCAAGGGATACGCTACCAGCGCACAAAAAAAGAAGATGTTCGGGAAACTCGCTCGGATCTTGAGATACCAATTTAATGAGGGAACTCTATCAACCGAAGTCGGCATTCTCCCGCAAATCACCGGGGATAAATCCGCATTATTGGCCCGGAATTTCCAGCTTGGAATAGCCAACTGGGGCCACTCAGTCGTCACGGCCTCGATGCGAAAATACTTTGCTGCTATTGGGATGCCATTGGCCGCAAGTACAACCATGCTCAATCCGGCGAAGCGCCCTCTTTTCGGGCCGGTCTTTGATAAAAATATTAGATACATCGAAAGCCTCATTTACACCGTTGTTGCAGACAAGCTAACGAGAGGCTTTGCTCATCGTGACGTGCTCGACAGAGCGGCGGGGTGGATATGACAGGCGCAGTTTATACAGGCCCGGTCGCTCTCGCAAAGGCGCTTATTGCCGTTTTGAAGGCAAATACAACCCTTCAATCTGCCTGCCAAAGCAGATACGGGAGCAACCTTCGATACTTTATTGGCATTGATGAAAACAAACTTCCCTCCTCGGATCAATGCCCACACCTTGCTTTTATGCCGGGGGATTACCAGCGAGTCAACACGGTTGGGCAATCCGATGGCGAAAAGAATTGCATCCTGAAGCTGTCTTTAGTTGTGGCTAATGAAGAAATAATCAAAATAGACACCACGACTGAAATGCACGAAGGGTTGGAAGACCTGGAGGATATTGTTCCGCTCATTGTCACATCGGTCAAGCCGACTCTTTTGGCTGGCCTCGGTAGAAATTTCAAATTTGGCCCTATCAATACAGAAATCAGTTACCCGTTATTTCGGGCGACTTTCGATATTCAGGGACTCGACAACGTTTGATAAAAATTTAGGAGGAAAACACAATGGGACAGCCATCAACAGGCCGTTACGGAAAACTCAAATCCGCCATCAATGACGGCGTTGCTTTCACCAACCAGGCTTTGACCCCGGTTGCCTCAAAGGTTATCGGCGG